TCATTTGGAAACAAACAAGTCTATTGAATACTATTTTGGAGGATTAGGTGGAGATTTAGTAGGAAAACGTTGGACAGAAAAAGATTTAGTAACTGCTAAAGGAGATAGGATAATAGCAAAAGGTACGACTCAGCGCTTACGTGGACGTACAGAAATTGATGTACGTTATACTGGTATCATACTTGATGACTTTGAATCAGAATTAAATACAAAAACACCAGAACGTAGATCGGAAATTAAAAAATGGGTTGTATCTACAGTATATCCAGCGCTTGAGGAATCTCCCGGCAGAGAAGGATGGATATGGTTATCAGGTACAATTGTACACTTTGATAGTTTTTTACAGACTGTTGTAGATGGATTTAACGATGCAAAAGAAAATAAAGAAGAATATCCTTGGGATTTAAACTTTTATAGAGCAATAGAAAATGATAAGCCTATATGGGCAGAACAGTTTCCAATAAAGAAATTAGATCGTAAAAAAGCAGAATTTGCTGAAATGGGTATGCTTAACAAGTTTGCTCAGGAATATATGAATGATGCACGTGATGTATCATCTGCATCGTTTAAAATAGATAATATACAATATCATAATGGTTCATTTGTTAGTGAAGGTAATTTTTGCTTTTTAGAAATGAAGGGAGAAAAAATTCCTATAAATGTTTATTTAGGTGTTGATATTGCTGCAACTGCAACATCTACGTCAGATTACCAAGTAATAATGGTTATTGGTGTTGACTCAGAAAAAAATCGCTATGTTTTAGATTATTTTCGTAATAGAATCCCTACGTTTGATTTACCGGACGTAATAATAAGATATGCAAATAAATATTCTCCAGTACGTAGAGTTACTATTGAAACCGTAGCCGCACAGGAAATGGTACGTGATATGACTACAAGACTTGCAGCTACAGACAAAAGATTAGTACCAGGTGTATTTAAGGGAGTAAAACCACCCGGAGGAATAAAAAAACAAGATAGACTTGAAACTTCTTTAGGACCTATTGTAAATTCCAAGAAACTGTATGTACGTAAAACCATGACAGAGTTAGTAGATGAGTTCTTTGAACATCCTGTTTCAAGACATGATGACTTAATGGACGCATTATATTATGCAGATTATTTTGCAAGACCACCAGCGAGTGGAAGATTTGATAAAGGTTCAGATACTATTAATAGAGTTAAGAAAACATTTAAAAAATATAATTGGCTTACTGGAGCAAGATCGTGATAGATAAAGATCCAAGAGCCGAATATAACGAAGAATTATTTAAACGCTGGCGAGATGCTCGCGATGAGTGGGATGCGGTAGCCCGCAAAGATATAGATTTTTATCTTGGCAATCATTTTAGCTCCGGTGAATCAGATGAATTACAATCACGTAATCAAGCTGACATTCCAATGGATAGAGTTTCTCCCGCAGTAGAAAAAATGAAATCATTTATGACTGCTCGCCCGCCAGTGTTTACAGCGTTACCACGTGAAGACAGCGATGGTAAGATGGCAAAAGTTTGGCAAACAATGCTTGGTTCTGTATGGGAACACTCTGATGGTGATTCGCACGTTAAACAAGCAATACATGATTTTTCTACCGTAGGTATTGGATACCTATATGCTTACGTAGATAGAGAAGCAGACATGGGTAGGGGTGACGTTCGGTTTACTCATATCAATCCTTTCAGGGTTTACGTTCCCCCGTCTTCGCGAGATAGATGGTTTTCCGATGCTGACGGAATTATTTTATCAACTATCTTAACAGGCGAACAGCTCGTTAACCTCTACCCCGAAATTGGTCCTCAAATGAATGAAGAGACTGGAGAATTAGAATCTGGTATTATTGAAGATTTATCTACGTTTCAAGATGAAGATTATCCAGATGCTCAAAATAGAACAAGTCGTGATGTATATACTCCAGCAGAAGTAAAAGATTATGATTACTGGAGAGAAAATAAATATCAGGTATTAGAACGTTTTTATAAAGTTAAAGTACCTTTTTACAGATTAATTGACGTAGAGTCTGGTGAAGAATCAATATTAACTGAAGAAGAATTTAATATAGTATTTGAAGAACGTTCTCTTGATTTTGAAATGAATAGACTTGCTTATGAAGCGTTTATGCAGACAAGAGTAGGAGTAACAGCATCGTGTGCGGAAATAGTATTGGATGAATATGTTTTAAACATAAGTGATTATCCTATTATACCGTTTCCAAACAACTGGACTGAAACTCCATATCCGCGTTCTGACGTATCCAGAGCAATTCCTATGCAAAGATTATTAAATAAGCTATGGAGTCTTGCTTTATCTCATGCGCAGGCATCAGCTGGATTAAAATTACTTGTTCCTGTTGGTAGTGCTATCAATGGACTTGATCAACTTGAACGTGATTGGGCTAATCCAAATGCAGTAATTGAGGTAGATAGTTCACAAGGAGAACCTCATTATCCTGCACCAACACCATTAGCTTCAGAATTTTATAGATTAATACAACAATGTGAATTTTATATTGATTTTGTTTTTGGTATACCAGAGTTAATGCACGGTGTGTCTGATAAAGCACCTGAAACGTTTAAAGGTACACAGCAAATGATTGCACTTGGATCAGAACGTAGTAAGGCTAAATTACGTGATATAGAACATAGCATTGTAAAACTTGGACGTATAATGTATGCGTTGTGTAAACAACAGTATACGTATAAGAAATATTTTAGAACTGCGCAAGCAAATAATGACTTAAATGAAGTTACTATCAACTTTTATGATGACGCTACGCAAACAATTTTAGATATACAAAAGGATAAGAACAATATTGAACAGCATGATGTACGTATTGTTCCCGGTTCTACGTTACCTACTTCCAAATATGCCGAACTTAATGTATATTTGGAAGCCTTTCAATTAGGCATTGTAGATAAACTTGAGGTTCTTAAGAAGAATCCCGAGATATTTGACAAAGAAGGTATAATGAAAAGATTTGGTGAAATTGAACAATTGCAGGGTGCTAACGCACAATTGCAAGAACAAATAAAGAATTTGCAGGGTGATCTGCAAACTGCCCGCAGGGAGTCTGTTGCTGACAAGAAACGAGTAGAGGTTCAAAAATTTAAATCTCGACTTGATTCTGTATCATCAGACGCCAAAGCTGATAGAAGAGTAAATGCTAATCAATTAACAAATAAGGTGATGCTCGAATCCGAGAGATTAAAAAATGCTATCGCACAACAGAGAGATGCTCTGGTCGGTGGCGATGTTAGTCCAGCTATGGAAGAAATCGAGACATCTTAGAAAGGAATAATAATGGCAAAAGCTGAAGCACAAGCTGTAGAAGAACAGCAACTTGATCAAAGTCAAGAACTTTCTGAAAATGAGGAAGTTCAAGAATCGCAGGAAATGGAAGCCGATGAAGGTTATGAAGCTAATCCGCTTGAAGATGAAGTAAAGAAGTGGCAATCTATGTATGATAAAGCGCAAGCTGAAAATACTAAGATGCAAACTGCTCTTACTGATTATTTAAGTTCTCAAAAGGAAGAAGCTCAACAATCTAAACAGCCTCAAATTCCTCAAATTACTGAAGATGAGTTTAACCCTTGGGATGCTTATTATAAGCCCAATTCACCGTCATATCAAATGAGAGTTCAAAGCGAAGCTAATCTCGTACATTCTGTTTTAGATACCGAGATTAATCGCATAGAAAATAATATGACGGTAAATAACACAAGGAATGAGTTACGTCAGTCACATAATATGAGTGATGGCGAAATAAATGAATTTATGGAGTTTATTTCACAGCCAAAAGAAAGTGTACCAGTAGGTGCTCTTGTTAAAATGTGGCGTGAAACAAGCGGAAATAACGCTCAAAGGTCTAATGTAGCTATTCCGAAAACAAAAACACAGGCACCACGTACAGCTGGCACGCAGAGTAATCAAAGCGGCCCAGCACGTAAATCTGATGCGTCTAAAGTATGGGATCAAATATTGAACTCTACTGGTGTAACTAATAAGTTACCTTAGTAACGTATTGATGGTTCCTTGTTTTGTTTAATTGAAAATGAAAACAAATAAGTATGGAGGTTTACTATGGCAGTAAATCAAGGACAATTAAAGGTAACAGATGTTGCCCAAAGTGCGTCTAATTCTCATGCTTCAGCTCACGGGACCACCCCTGACAATAGACGATTATATAATTTCGGTGACCGGGTAGCAGAACTTGCTCCTGAAGAATCACCTTTTTTTGTATATTTATCAAAAGTTAGCAAGGTTCCTCT